ATCTTCTAACACCTCTTTCGTCTACTCGTCATGTCCAAACGCACGTTTATCTAACATATGTTCGACAAATATGTGTTCTTTTTTGTGTTTCCAAAAATCGGAATTTCCTATAAAGCAAAAAAGCCCCAGATTTTACTCTGGGGCTTCATTATCCTTATACAGTTTAATCAGGGAAACAACCCCCATCTTTTCAAGTCTAGTTTGAAAACTCTTGGCATTTCTAAGGCTCTTGTAGGCTCCTGCTTGCACAATCCAGAAATACCCCTCCGGCGCAATCTGTTCCTTTTCAAATACATCATAACTTGTCAGGCTATACGTTTCAATATAATTAATTAACGTTTCTGCATATGTTTGTGACGTTGCATATCCGCATTCCTCCAAATACTGACATGCTTGAATATAATTTCCACAGCCGATAACAGGCTGATATCGCAACGTTTTGCCACCGTCTGTACTTCTGGTAGCAATATAATCATTATGATCAAGTATGCTCTGGCTCCAGCTATCGTAAGCCCTCCAAAGTTCGTTTTTGTCAACCCGATAGGTTCCATCTGGGTTCTGCTCCGTAGCATCTTTGGCATACATCCTGCCTGTCCACCCGTTTAGTTTAATACCAAACAGGGCATTCGCATTCTGTGCAAGTTCTGATGTTCCTATAGCACTCTCTATAGCTGCCTGTGCTACAACTACGCTTGGCAACATAATGTGCCGATCTTCCCAATCCTTCCGGGCAATATTACCAACAAATTCATGGAACTCTTCACGGGTAAGGGTATGATTTTCTTCCGTTGGAGCCTGTACAGACGGAAGAACAACTTCCTTATAAATACCTTTGTAGATTGCCCTTGCAATTCCTTCTGCACCCACGGACCGGTATAGACTTACATCCTCTTCATTGTCGCAGAAACAGACCTCTATCAGCATTGACTTGGCTTTTGTTTTTCTAATGACATACAATCCCGTACCAGCTTTCACTCCACGATTTACAAATCCAAGAGAAGATATCTCGGTACATACGTCAATCGCATCCTGATACTGCCTGCCCTCATAGGTGTACACTTCTACGCCCTTCCCAGAATGCTCCTTAGATGCGTTGAAGTGGATGCTGATAAACCAGTCAAGATCCTGCCTGTTGGCAAGTGCCACAGATGCAGCAAGGTATTCCCCCTGCGTATTGGCCTGATCTATAGTACAATCTACCACTGTAACACCAGATGAACGGAGCAGGCCCATAAGAGCCTGCCCCACTAATCTTGTATGTTCCGCTTCCCTGATAATGCCAACAGCGCCATAACCTGGGCCGCTGGTTGTATGTCCGCAATTTATTCCTACTACCATAATGCTACTCCTTTACATCTGCTTTCTGTGTAAGAATGTCAATCGCTTTACTCAATACTGCCGGAAGCGGTATTCCCATTAATCCGGCATTTTCCACAATAGAAATAAGTTCATTGGCCATAAAACCGATAATGACAGTATTGCGGATGAAGTTAAGATCAAGTGCCAGATCAAGCCGGTATGCTATCAGCACAAACACCAATGTCATTCCCTTCTTGCACAGGCCTTTCCATCCTGCATGACTTTCCAATGCGCCATTTTCTGACTTCTTGCTCTTGTGGAAGACACCGGCCACAATAAGACCAGAAATATAGTCCACCGCCATAAAAATAGCCAAAGTTACCAAGGCACTGTCCCAACCTCCAAATAACTTAGCAATCAGGCTGCCTGCCACACCAACTGTTGCACAAATCATTTCCTTTACTCTCATAATCATGTCTCCTTTTCTCTTCTTTAAATTTAAAGGCCGGTAAGATTTCTCCTACCGGCCAAAAGCTCTAAACAATATTCATTTTTATGTAGTACCTGATGGCACATACACGTCTATGATATCTCCTGCATTTCCTGATGTTTTTGCAACCCCCAATGCATTCCCATTATAGTTAGAAACAGTTTGAGGAATATCAATACCAACTAAAGTATTTCCCATAATTTTGCATTGCCCTACTATAATGTGAGTTATTTCAGTACTATAAAGTCCTGAAATAAAAATATATCCTCCTGCTTCCAATAAATTTATTGTTCCATTTTTATTAAGAATATCAAAAATATTAAAAGTATTATATTCAAATTCCTTTATAGTTAATATCTTATCAATATTTGTTACAAAAACTCCATCCAAATGATGTTCGGCTGTTTTATAATCAAATTTTAATATTATTAAACTATCCCCTAACATAAAAAGACGAATTTGAGAATCTTTTTTTATACCTTTTGTACTTATCCTATGTATCTGTAAAACTATATCATCCGTAAATTCTAAAACTGCCAAATCATCAAAGTAACTTGAAATATTATAATAACGTGAACCAGAATCAAGTAAAAATCTATTATTCCCTAAATAACAAACGTAACCGATAGAGCCAAGAGAAGGAGATTCATCAAAAGAATAATTATTTACAAAATTTAAAGTTTTATTTTGTTTATCAAAATTAAATCTACTTATTCTAAGGTCATTCTTATCATATCCTTTATTAAATAAATAAAAATCAAATTTTTCGCCCTCTAATAAAGTTCTAAAATTAGAATAATATTGAACATCTTCTACTATTTTATATCCCAATTTCTCAGAATTAATATCAATCCATACTAATGATACAGAATAATTACTAGTACTTGTTTTTTTCCCTTGAATTGGAATAAATAAGAAGTTATCACTTAATACCCCTTCTTCCATATTCCCTGTAATATTATATTTAAACTCCGGAATGGATAAAGAATAAAGTTTAGGTTCACAACTAACCAAATTATTTTCTACATCAACTGTTACATAATTAATTCTAAATTGTGGATTGTTACCTCCACTAAAATATAAAGTTGCAAAATGGTTGCTGTCAATTTGATAAACACTTTGTATATAACTAAAATTTACTGAAAAAACTTTATACTCTTGAAAGCCATTTTCTGAAATTTTTAAAATATTAATTGTTGATGAGGTAAAAAATAGTATCTCATTTTCTGAAATTTTAAAAATAGGGCCATAATCAATTGACCTATTTGTGTTATATGTACTGGTCCCTTTACTTAAAATACTTACAAAATCACCTGAAACAATACTGCTTCCTTCCACTACCTTAAATTGATTGACATCCCCGTTAATTGCCAGTCCGCCACCACCTGATATATTCGTTCTTCCTCTCATACTCTTACACCACCCTTATATGTATTGATGCCTTTAAAGTTCCTTCTGGTGCCCTGCCTGCGGTTAGTTTCACATTCCCTCCATATGTTTCAACAGTTATACTCGCCTTTTCCGCAATGCTAATCGTGTCATTTGTAAAATATACATCTGCCAGGCTATCCGCTGTAATTCTTGTATCTGAAATTGTTGCTACATTATTTATAAAAGTAATCGGCTGCTGATTTATCAAAACAAAATCCTTGTCCAACGGAATTTTTGTATTATCTTCCACAATAATATCTTCTGTACCGTCAAAAGGAATTCCATTGATATTCCGTGAATTTGATAATTTTTCTGCGCTGTCAGCATTTATTGCACATTCTGCATTTTCAGCTCTTGCGGCATTTGTTGCTTTTCCCACGACAATGCTTCCATCTTCAATATCACCAAGAGCATCTATGACCTCATTCACCGCCTGATTAGTTTGATTAATATTATCCGCTCCAAACTCACTGCCTTTCAGCAGATATGTGGTCACATCATCAAGTGACATAGTACCGTCCGTATTGGTAATCATGTGATATCGCCTTTTGTCGGTTACAGAGGTATCTATCACATCCTGCACATAATCAACTGGTAATTTACCTATAGCCATCTTCTACCGCCTCCTATAATTTTAGTCCGTTAGGCGCACCAAACCTGAATGATAACCTCACAAGGCTTGCCTTACGTCCGTCAACAATACGCTTCATTCTCAAAGTTGCTGCTTCAATACGATTTAATTCATCCCATTTGATAAATGGAGCGTTTTCATAAAATGTCTGCCTAATTCCATAATCCTGTGAAAGCATATGCTCATTAACAGTGTCTACATTGGCTTCAAACGCATTAAAAGCATTCACATCCCAATAAGCACTGTATGAAGCAATATCTTTTCCCATATCAAGAATTTCAAAATTCCCCCAGATAATTTGTGCCTGCTCCCATATATATATGAGATTATTTTTAATCCGGTTAAAATCCTCAATATTAAACCTGTCCGTAGACTTCCAATCTGTCTTAGGAGCCTGCCATTCTGCCATTCCCGTCTAACTCCTTTCCGTGTGTATAGTCAGCATTTAATAAAGCCTAAAGAATAATCCCTGCAATATATTTCATTATTTATTTTAAGAAATACCTGTGCATCCGCATATAAAGATGCAGGTTTCGGAAAACTATCATTTCTTAAATTCATATAACATCCCGATAATTTATAAATACCCACAATAAGGTCAACTAATGGAATTATATTTACATTATTAGTAAAATCAACTGCCAAACTATTTATATCATTAAATGTAATTCTTGATGAGGCATGCCCTGTATCTATCGGGGTTCCATCCTCGTCCAATTCGATAGCATACAAACCGGAATATGATGCCCCGTCCGTGAATAATCTTCCTTGTCTACCATTCATTATATTTATGCCTTTTACAAATTTGAAAATCCCCACAGAATTAAATGCAAGACTTGTGATATTTCCTGATATCAATAAAGTAAATGCAATTTTAGGGTTTCCAAACAACCTTAATCTGAAATTATACTTTCCGTTACTATCAAAAATTGTTGTATAACTTGACCCGCCATTTGGCTTATTAAGAAATGGAGGCGAATAAAGATAATATACCTGTTGAAAATAGAAACAAATCGGATAACCATTTACCCATAAATAATTACCGTCATATTGAGCATCAACTCCACATTCCGTTAAAAATTCAACCAATTTTGAATTAAGTAATTCTGTATGTTCTTTTTTTACTGTTGACGTTGAATCAACCCCATAACAAGGTTTTATCGTTTTAGTTGAACTAATATCTGATATACTTCCACTATATGTTTTTATCATATCCATTTCTGCACCATCTCCTATACTGTTACCTGCTCATAACCTTCGTAAGAATGATATTCTAACGATACAATTGCCGCATTCAATCCATTCATATCTATTCCGCTATTGCTCATTCCCCCACTAGAAAAAGGGACTAATGTATCAGCACCTGCGCTTTCATCATATTTGTAATAACCTGGATTCCCATCCGCATCTTTTCCAAACTTCACGCCTCCGGTCTGTTTCAATATTAATGTTTCCAAAGACACACCACCTTCAGAAACATCTACGTCACCTTTTTCTCCTTTCGGAATGACAAAATCAAATACAGCGGCATTACTTGTACCGGAATTTGTCACACTTGCCTGTGTTCCCGGTTCACCTGTTGTCACTGTCCCTACAGAAATAGTTGCCGCCTGACCGTCTAAACCGTTCTCTCCCCTACTTGGCTTTCCTGTATCAGTCCCTTCTATAACCCAATTCCCAGTTTCTCCAATAGTAGGTACGATTGCAGAAACTGTTGTTTGCTTAACTATTTCAACATCTTCCAGAACCACATAGGCACAATCACTATTTTTATCCTGCGAATTATCTTTTGAATAGGTTGCAACAATTGTATGGCTTCCTTCTGCCAAGGTTACACTATATGTCAGCTCATCCCCATTACCAGCTATTTCATTTGCTATTGTAGTTCCATCTAGGGTAAGCGTAAATTTATCATATTTATCTTCGCTTGATACCTTATATCTAAGTGAATATTCAACAACCTGTGGAATATCTATTGTCCAAGTAGTCGTTGCGGTAGAACTTGCTTTTCCTTGGTTGTTAGAAGTCCATTTTGTTCCTTCCTTAATAAAAGCATAGGTTCCGTTGCTTGTGCTTTCCCATGGGATAAGAACCTTAGCATTCACCTCTTCCGAACCGTCAATTCCACCTTTCCCATCAGCGCCCTTTAGATTAGGGGTTGTAATTGTCCCCTCCTTTGTAGTTATATCCAGTTTATAAACACTTTCATTATTTCCGCTATTTTCGGTTATGGTGGGGGAAAAGCCTTGATCGCCTTTATCGCCCTTTTCTCCCTTATCGCCTTTAGGCCCTGCAGCACCAGTATCTCCCTTTTCACCTTTTTCTCCGTCCGATATTGCAGCAGTCGTTGTACCGTTCTTATCTGTAACGGTTATCGTTGCTACATTTCCTTGTTTTGTCACAGTCGCTGTTGAAGAAAAACTATCACTACCAGACGAACCCATTTCCTGCTGTTCCGCTTTATCAATTAATTGATTAATGGTATTGTTAATTTTATTGATATCCTCTGCGTCAAAGTTACTTCCTTTTTTTGAGTAATTTGTCACATCATCAAGGTATGCTGTACCGTCAGAATTAGTTGTTATTTTGTACTTTCTTTTTTTAATCGACTCATTTATCACATCTGATGTATAATTAGTTGGTAGCTTTGTTATTGCCATTGCCTGTCTCCTATAACTTCAAATTTCTAAATGCTCCAAATCGAAATGGTACTCTTTCAGATAATTTAGTTTTCACTTGGATATCCGTACCTTGAATTACTACCTTTCTCGCCTTTAAGGTTCCACTCCAATCACCACTAAAATTCAACGTATTTTCATATCCCCTTATATTTACTATTTCTCCGCTCTTTAGCTCATAATGGAACAAATCATTAGCGTCACACCTCGGATCTCCATTCCAAGATATTTCATACTCCACATCTCCCAAAAAGTATGAGGCAAGCCATTCTTCCAAGTCAGCGGCATGTGCTTCTGTACTTACAAGCGGATTATTCCATGTCTTGTTCTCGCCATTTTTATTGTGTTCCGCAAAATACTTTGGTGTCTCAATAACGAACTCGTAACCAGCAACGGAGTATTTAACTGTGGTCTTTTCCGTAATTCCTGCAAATTTTATCTTTACATAATAGTTACTGTATTCTACTATCTCAACAGATGCTGCATCATTATCAACTGTAGAAACGGTAAATCCATAAGACGGATTAGCAAAATAAACCGTGTATTCGTAATTATTATAAGGAATTTCGATTTCTTCTGATGCAAGTTCCTTTTGCTCACCCAATTTCTTATATACATTCCTTGTGATTTCTATGCTTCGTAACTTGCTTTGTCTTGTAGCATTCGGCATACTTGTCAGCTGGTTTCTCGGTATAAGATAGTCCGTTGTGTCCCCAAATATCACCTTATCAATAAATATCCTTGAATTAGGATAACCTTTTGTAAAGACCAGCTCCATTTTATCAAAAAGTTCAAACTGCTCCACGCTTGAATAAATAAGATCCGGCTGCTCCACAACCAAATCATTTACAAGTGCGTCGTTACTGTAAGTTTTAATATGAAACTCCTGAGGGGCCACATTTCTAAATTCTATATTAATTCCATACGGGATATAGGACGCTTCCAGTTCAATAACTATTTTAGGCGGTATGAAAAAATCTCCCTGTAAATCTGCTACACTTTCGCTTACATACCCGATATTCAAGTATTCAGTATCCTTTGGCATAAAGAACAAGCTGCCATCTACAACAGAAAAATCATTACTTGCTTCGGCGTAAAAATCTTTATCCTCAACCATAGCAATATTATCTACTCTGCTATATCCTGTCTGATCATCCGAAGAGATAACCATGTCTGGAATAAATGTTGACTGGATATGTATTCTTGCATTCCTATCTTCACTCAAAGAACATCTTCCGGCATTGGCTATGATCTGCAATGCCTCCGTATGCTTTACGGGCGGCATGGGATTTTGAACAGTTACTTTCTTCAAATACGGATCAAGATAATATTCATTGTTGCCGGATATTCCAGCATCCTCTAATACATCAACCGCCAAGTCATACAAACTTATACCATCTTCCCGGAACAATCCTCTGTAGTATGTGCCACTCATATATTCAAAACGGTCAACGGAAGTAAAAGTTGCTTCTGCATCATTTGCTGACCATGACTGTAAATATGAGGTCTTTTCCGGCAGCCATTCGATATCCCCATTACCAGAAATATCATATCCAAACTGAATTTTAACTTCCTGCCCTAATTCCATAAATGCCAATGCACTGTTCGGATTATCCGGATTGTAATATTGGTCATAATTAGCCACTGTAAGACTTACATCATTACTTGGCAAAGTGTCCGTAATTGCAGACACATATTCTTTTGAGGAATAATTCGTTATCTCATTATTGGTAAATGTATTTACAATTCCGCAGGAAAACTGATATATCCTAAGCCGCCCCTGTCCATTTACCATTTTAGCCGCTCTGATAATTAAAAAAGATGTACTGCTAAATACATCCTCTGTAGTCCAATATCTTTTATCATTCCCGGAATATGTATGAACTCCCTCGTCGTTTTCAATCGTAAAGTCTACTGGGAAGCAATCTCCAAAGTCAATCATAAAACCTTTGATGTCGTATACTTCATCCCCTGTAAAATCAATGCAGATCGTGCCAAGCAATTCACCTGAAACGACACCATTATTATAAAAACTGGCATTATGACTTTTAGGGAGAAAATACATACTTCCATCAGCCTTAGAGAAATCCTGTTCAGCAGTTGCATATATACGATCCACCATATTTCCTTCAAACAACTGCTTTTTATTTGAATAATACGCAAGACTGCTACTTTCCGAAATTCTAATATTTTTTTGAGCCTTGGAATTAATAATACCTATAGTTGCCTTAATATAACCTCGGTCTCTCCCAAGAACCTTCATAGCTTCCTTATATGCTTTGCTTACGTTCTGCATATCTACCACCCACAATCTATCAAATTAAAAGCAAGGACTTCATCCTTCGTTACCATATGTGTCAATCTATCTGCAAACAGCGGCTTTCCTGTCCTGTCACTGGGATACATAGTAATGGTAATCGGATTTCCTGTTTTATAATCCTCAAAAGTCACAGGCACATAAAATGGTTCCAAAGACTGTAAAATCATTCTTCTTACATTTGGCTCCAGTCCCACCCATTGTAGACTATCCAGTTTATATAAATCCCTTCCGATCTTCTGTCCTACAACCGCACCATTGACATTTCTTCCTGCATTTACCATGGTACTGATTACATATTGAAATCCGTATCGGGGACAGGGATAATCATATCCATTTACATTTAAAAACGCTGATAATGCCATATTTTCACCTCACTTTTGGGTATAAGAAAGGCACCTACCGAATGATAGGTGCTTAAAAACATATTACATATTAACTTTTCTTTCGCAAATGCTTATTAATATTATCTATTTTCTCCTCTGTCAAACTTGATTTATTTTTATATATTACACTTAACAAATTTGATACATCCGAGATTGACTTGACAAAATACACAATTCCCAGAACCATTAATATTACTATTGAAAGATATAACCCATCTGCTATAATTTGAACAAATTGTTCTGGTACAAATTTATTAGTTAATGAACCAAAATCTACAACAAACAACAGTGAAATAAACATTGCCGCAACACAGTAAATAATGCTTGCTATCAGTTTATCATTTTTGCGTTGCATAATATCTGTATTGCAAATTCTTTGTACTACTTCTGTACTAAAAGCATTCAATAAGAGTCCAATATTTGTAAATGCAAAACCAGCTATTACCGAATTAAGTGTAATCATGTTGAAATAAAAATCATTGCCTTTATCTCGTTCAAATATTTGAATACCCAAAAGAAAAGACGCAGCAGACAGCAACACACATAAAAAACATATTATACATATAAATTTTATGCATTTTCTTCTCATCTACGTTCCCCTTTTTATTATTAATTATCTCGTCCAGTCAATGTTGTCAAAATAGTCCTATTTGTCTCAAATGCCTCATGCAAGTTTTGCCGATACATATCAACTAGCTGTTCTATAGTATATTCAACTCTTCTATTATTAAACATATGATATTTTGGTATATCTATAGGATAGCTAAAAAATCTAGCATATAGGTCATATTCTCTAAGTCGTGAACCATTTGCCTTTGCTGTAAGTTTTACATTGTTATATGCTTGGCCAAATGCCTTGAGCTTATCAATAACTCTTATAGCATCATCATTATCAACTAAATTTTCTCTCACAGGTGAATAAACAACTATCTCTGCCTTAATTGCATTTTGTGACACCGCAGCTGTTACATCTGGGTCGTCCCATTTAAAAACTTGTTGCATAATATCCGCATCTGGTCTTGGTATTTCAATCTCAATTTTAGAAATTTGAGGATTATTTCCGTAATATATTGTATCAATAGCATCCGTATTAGGAATTGAAACCATCTCAATTTTATATCTATTATTGTATTTATCAAATAATGAAATCAGTGCCTTTTCACTAGGTGCGCTCTGGGCAGAAACATATGCAAAAATGCCAGTATTATAATCTAGCCTTCCATATGTAAATATTTCAATTCCTTTATTTCCTATTTCATTTTGAGAAACGACATCTGAGCATTCCGATGTTGCATAATCCCTTCTCATTAATGAATTATATGGTCTTTGCTTACTTAACCTGCAAAACAATTTTTCATTTTCATAATCAAACACATCCATCATTATATGAAGCTCATCATCAATACTTGTAGTTAAGTCCAAAGTTTTATATTCCTTAAGTTGTGTTGCTTTCGTACTAATTATTTCTTCAATTAGTGGTTTTAACCTTGTGATCGGAAGTAGTCTTTCTCCATCTACCTCATACAGATTAATTGCATAAAAGTAAACCTTTTTCTCTGCCATAAATTTTCCCCTCTTCTTTTGTACTTCTAATTAAAGTTTTTCTATCCAACATCACATTTAGTAACTATTTTTCATAACAACAATAGCATAAAAGCACGAATAACAAAAGGTGCCTCAATGCGCCCTTTATTACCTTTAGTTCGTGTTTGACTTGCATTAACTTTGATATAATGTCTATATCGGAAATCGATAAATTCCAAAATACAAAAGCGAAAGGGGAAATTTCTCATGATACTATTGTCTTACATTGATGGCTTTTATCGTTCTGGCGAAAAGCAAGAAGAAACAGCCATATTCACTTGTTCCAAGTGTGGTTCAAAACGAACTGTCAAAGCAGGAAAAATCATTCCAAAATGTTCAAAATGTAACGACTATGCTTACTGGTCAAAGGTACAACTTTAATTACCTAAACATTTGCTCTGGATGGAAGCTATCACCGAGTTTGCTTTTTTCCAACTCAATAGCTTCTACCCGGAAGCATATATTGCTACCATCTCTCGTATCAATCAAATTCAGATACTTCTTTCCATTTTTCCCTTTTTCCTTATAGGTAACAAACCGCAAACAACTATTTGTCTTGAATTCAATCGCTGACTGCAATGTTTTCAATCTATCCGGATTATTCAGATTTTCAAGAAGCTTTTCTCTTAAATCATTAACCTCCGATAAAATTGTTTTCAATTCTTCTGCCTTAGATAACAATTCTTCCATATATGCTCCTTCCTACTAAAATAGTAATATAAAAGGCACCCAGTTAGGTGCCTTAATTATTTTTCCATACCATCAGAAAGTCTGTTAAGTAAATGTCATATTGACATTTCCCCTTTCACTTCTCATTTCCTTTTAATCCAGCTTCTTCTGTTTCTGTACAATTCCTGTAATAATGAACACTGCTGCAAAAATAAAACTAAGTATAGACCATATTTGTAAATCTGCATATGAACCAACATTCGAAATGCCAATCAAGCCGCCAAATGCATAAAAGCATCCGGCAACAATTGAACCTGCCCTGCCTTTCCTGCAACAAATGCCTATTATACCAGCAGTAAGCATGCAGCAGGCAAGTAAAAATCCTGCTGAGCCGCTAACTTCTCCATTGTCAGCAAGAGCATTACCCACGCCAGCAGCACATGACTGCAAGGAAACAATCAGAAACAGAACGCATGATATGATCCCGATTACAAGCCTTGATGTTTTCATCTGTACATTATCCCCTTTCTTCTATAAGTTTATTTAATGCCAACACTACAGATTAATTTAAAACGTAGTGGATATTTCTCTGCGTTTATTCCTTGCATAGTGACTGACATAAATTTTAATGCTTCTGCATTATCTACTCATATTACAGCTTGAGCCTGACAACAAGCTACAACTTATTATGATTTTTAATTTAACTTTATTGTCATTTCATCCTTTTTATTATCCCATGAAAAATATTCACTTACTTCAACATCTATATCATTATAATCTGATATAGAAAATGCTTCTCCAACACGTATTGTTATTCCACTTTGAATATCTCTTGAATGATTGCTAATATATTCATTTTCATATAATACAAAAGCCTTATCACATTCTATACCATTTTGAAAAGCCTTCATATACACAACGCTTGAAGCATTCATCGCTTCGCTTGAATTATTTGTAAAATCATAATAAATAACAACGCACGGATTTTCTTCATAATCTGTTGCCAATTCATAACTTACATAGGTTACCTTAAACGAATTAAAATCCATATCAATAACATTTGCATTTTCAGATGTTTCTGGTGCTACATCATTACTTTTTTCTGTTACTACCGAATCTTGTTCTTTATAATTTGATGTTGAATTTTGGTTATCTTCATTAGATTTTGTAATATTTTGCACAACTTCTGTTGGCGTAGCTACATTGGCAGACTTGTACTCATTCGTTTGTGTTACCATAACTACAAACATGATAATTCCAACCGTTGAACATACAATTCCACATATAGAAGGCCATTTATACGACATATCATCTTTTAGGGCGATACACCCCAGTATAACAGATAATATACACGGGAAAATACCAATAAAAATACAGGAAAGGCACATTCCAAAAACGCCAAACATTAATGATATTATACTTAATACACTTGTGCTCATTCACTTCCCCCCTCTTTTGTATTTTTAAAATCAAATACAATAGTTTATTTATTATATTATATGACAGGAATAAATACGATAACATTTCATTCCTGTCATATAGCATTAAAATGCATAACCATTTCTTGTTTTTCGGTTATCATAAGTAGTTACGAGTTCTCTCCCATCAATAGATATCTTTCGTCCTTCTCTGACTGCTCGAATAAGTTCCTCAAGCAAATCTTCCTGTCTTGTATTTTCTGCATTAGCCCTAGCAAATCCCCTATAGGCAGCCTCTTCAATTCCTGATATGATCTGCTCATTATTAGCTACCGCTGTCTTGCCATTGCTAAATTGCCCAACCAATTCGGAGTGATTTGCAAAGAAAAGACCATCTTCTGGAAAACCACCAATGGAAAATGTTGGAATTTTACCAAGATTTAAAGTAGTTCCAGAAAATAATTCATTTCCCATTATATTAATAGATGGAATTGAGATTGTTAATTTATCATTTAACCAATTAGCAAATGTATTCCAAATATGTTTCACAGCATCAATAGCTGCATTCCATGCATAAGACAATCCCTCTTTAATTCCCGAAAATGACCATTTATCTTTTCCAAACCAAGGAACAACATGCTCATTCCACCATTTTGAAATTGCAGAATTTCTCCACCAGTCAACAACCTCATTCCATTTGTCGAATAGTCCAGTCTTAATTGTATTATACAAGTTTAACCACTTTTCTTTCGTGAACCATGGTGTAACATTATTGCTCCACCAATTCTGTATATCAATTTTCCACTGACCAACTGTTTCCCCCCATTTTGCTTTCAGATTGGTTTTTATTGTATCGTACAATTCAGACCATTTTTCCTTTGTGAACCATGGCGCAACATGCTCACCCCACCATTGTGCAAATCCTGTCTCGCTCCACCATGCAACAACACTATTCCACTTTTCCTCCAAACCGGTCTTGATTGTATCGTACAGTTCAGACCATTTTTCCTTTGTGAACCATGGCGCAACATGCTCACCCCACCATTGTGCAAATCCTGTCTCACTCCACCATGC